GTATTAATAATTTCATCCTCATATCTAAACAATTCACATTTTAATAAGTATACATAATTTTTTTGAAGTTGATAAAAAGGTTTTTCGTGCTCTACAAATTTTATTTCAAATAATCTATCACCTAAAGGAAAGTATATTAAATCACCTTCCTTTGGTCTTGTTGATAATTTTATATTTGGTTTATTTTTGATTAAAGGTGTAATGTAAGTTTCAAACCTTTCTTGTGATATGATTAAATTTATTTCCTGTGACGATTGGATTCCAAATTTTGATAATATAGTCGTATTACCCTCATATCCCTCATAATTCTCAATATATGCCTCTAATGGATATGCATCAACAAAATGTGATTCAATTACTTCTCTTATAACAGTCTTCTCTGTGATATACCTTCTTGGTAAGTAGTAAACTTCAACACCATACATTCTTAACTGTTCATTAATTAAATCTTGAACAAGATTTTGTTCACTATTTGACCCTTGAAGAAAAAATGGATTTAACATTATCCTATCATATCAAAAGGTGGAAGTTCATAAGTATTTGACATTTTTTCCATTAATGCATCAATTTCTTTTTGACCATCATCATATATTTGTCTTCCATTTAATTCTATTCCACCAGGAAGTTTTACTCCTTGAAATTTGATTAAATTTTGCCCCCATTGACGTTTGATTAATGATGTTAAGTATGGTTTTAAAAATGAATCGTTATAAATTCTTGTATAGTCATTTGGGTCTAAAGTTGAATAACAATCAATAATAATGTAAGTTCCTACAGAAATACTACCCCAATCAATATCTAAATATAATCTATCTTGTCTTTTATTAAATCTTATTTGTTTTTGTGTGTTCAATAAGAAATCCAAATCTTCCAAATATGTTTTAACCATTGCATAACTTAATATCTCAAGAGCACCAAAAGAATAAACATCATTTAGAAATAATTGATATTTTATACTGAACATATTGTTAGTAATGGCATTATTACCATCAAATTGAAATATTTTATTTACTCCAATTATATTTGGTGGTACTTGTAAATAATTACTATTTTCTGTATAACTAAAAGTCGTTGCAGTACCTACAATATTTGTTGTTACTGTGGTAGTTACAAGTCCAACAACAGAATTATTTCCCGGTGACCTACCTCTGTCTATATCATTTTGTGTTATTTTATATTTGTAAAAAGTAGGATAAACTCCATCAAAATGACGTTCTTGAAATAGTTGTATTGCATCATCCACTAAATCATCAATTTGTTCATCTGCAACATTAATTTCAAGTACTGGTGCTCCCAACTTTCTTTTACAATAATCTATGAGTTCTTGACGAGTAGTTGGTTGTGCCATTTATTTGCTTCCTTTAAAATATTTATGATTTAGTAAAGATTATTGCTTTAAGAGTTCTTTTAAAAGTGATTTAATTTCATCCAAATCATTTTTTATATTTGTGACATCAGATTCAAGATTTTGGATTTTTTCATTTTCTTTTAATTTAGAATTTCTTCTCAAAATATATTCATTATATTCAACCATATTTGTATTAATAATAGAATTTGTTTTTGAGTCTCGAATTAAATTATCATGTCCTTTTACTTTTATATAATTCATATCAAGCAAGTGCAATTACTCTTAAATCTTTTACTCTAGGAACATATACATGATTTGTTGATGTCATAACAAGTTTAATTCTATATGATCTAAATGCCGGTAATTGGTCAGTAGTAAAAGAATATTCCCTATATTCTAATTCATTAGAAACAAATCCAACTGAACTTGTTTTAGAAACAAATATATCAGATTCTCCATTATTATCTTCAAAATTTATAATTTGATTTCTAGAATCCAAATTACTATAACCTGGGAATGGTGTAAAAATTGGTTCAAAATTAGGATTTGCTCCTATGGAATAAAATGCACGTATATCAGAATATAGATTTATATGAGCACTTAATAAAATTTTAAGTGATGATGCAGAATTTTCTAATGAAATTTCTTTTGAAATATACTGGAAAGCAGATGGATCTTCATTAATTGAATTTATTCTATTATCAGTTGAATAATTTTCAACTACACTGTTAACTTGATTTGAAGTTAATATTGCACTTATCCTTTGAGTATCTAATACTGGAGAAACTCTAGAATCAACAGTCCCAAGTTCTATTTTTATATTCATAGATTTTTTCCCTGGCAAGTTAGCAAGTCTATTATCTTCATTAACTTTAGATGCAATAATTCTAGTGCTATTAAGATAATTGGGAGCATTAATAGTTATTGGTTCAAATCCAACATCCACAAAAGCAATTTCATTTCCACTCATACTAGAACCAGTAATTGTTCTTACTTCAGCACTTAATGAAGTTCCTTGTACAGTTACATTATGTATTATTGGGGTTATGATCTCAAATGGCATATTTTGAGTTGCTCTTATATTGTAACCACCAGAAGATTTTGTTTGATTTGCGTATAAAATTGGAAAATTAGTTCCTACAGATCTATTGATACCATCACTAGACATATCAAGTTTAATATGATAAGAATCGAAAGTGATAGGATCTGCAACAGTTACGTCATTTAAGTCGTGAATTTTATTAATTCTTCTTAACGAAACTCCATTCAGTTCATACTTAAATACTGGTGATCCGATAGGATGAGATGTGGGATTTGTTCCTCTAACAATAGATGGGGAACCATTAATCACTCCAGCTGATACTGATGTATATGTAATAATTTCATCTCCAATAAGTAGATATCCTGGATTTGTTGTTCCTACACCAACATTTTCGAAAGTTGAGAATATACTTGAATCATCTACTGATATTGATCCAGTAGAATCTGCATCAAATTGAACACTCAATTTAGTTGGTTTGATATCAGATTGAGCATTAGATATTGATACTAAATTATCATCAAAATACATACCATGATTTCTATGATCAACTTTTATATGTGTGCCATTATTCACATCAATAATTTCATCAATTAATACTCCAGACCCATTTAAAAATGTGGTTATTCCCAAATTATTAACAAATTGAACAGTTTTTGCCGCACCAACATTAAAATCACCTTGAACATTATCCAATATAAGTTGATTTATATTTGAAATTCCTGAAAGTGAAAGTCTTGCATTTCTTCCAACATTTACTGCTCCAATACTTGAAATTCCAAGAACATCTCCAATTTGATATCCTATTCCACCTGACGCAATAGTTGCTGCAATTGCAACTCCATTATTAATAGTAATATTAGCAATTGCACCTCTACCACTTCCCGTAATTGTTTCTAAATTAACTGATGGAAAAGTTATAGAACCCGACGAAGGAGTATATCCAATACCAGAGTTGATAATATTTAAAGTTCCAGTTGCAATTCCTGCATTACCAACATAATTACCAGAAGCATTTGTTCCAGTTTGAAGTACAGTATTACCTAAAGTTAAAGTAGAATCACTAAGAGTTGATGCTAAACTAATTTTAACTTTTCTTGAATTGAAATTTAAAGAATTTGGTAGTAATCTTGCAATTTGTTTGTTGCCTTCAGTTAATTCTGGACTATAAACTTGTACAGTTCCTGATCGAGCAAAATTTGCTCTGTAAAGAGTAAATTTAAGATCTTCCCATTGACTTGGTTCCCAAGTTGAAGCATTTTGAGATTTGAATAAAGATCCAAGATATGGTTGAGTTGAAACATAGGCATCAGTAATAAGATCATTTTCTAATACTCTAGAAATGTAAACACTATATTTTGTTGAGTTTGATAATAGGCATATGCAATATTCTTTACCACCTTCTAGGTATACTGGAGATTTGAATACTACAGAAGTTGCAACTGATCCATCATTAGATAATGAAACTTCATCTGGACTTAACACTATTTGTGAAAATGGGACGACTTGCTGAGTTGGTGTTCCATTTTGCATTGTTCTCAAATCTACAGTCACAGGAACATCATTATTATCTTTAGTTGCAAAAAATACATCACATCTAGTAATAAAAACTCCAGTGCTATCCTCAACTATAAATGATTGTGCTAAAGGATCAACGAATCTTTGACCTGCTGCCAATGCCAAACCCCCGGGAGTAGGTCTAAAAATTGACCCTCCCGCCGCTTCAGCAATACGAATTCCTCCAGGAGCTCCAGAATCAAGTATTTCCAATCTAAAGATATAACGTGGATTTATTAAATTGGTAGTATCTAAAGTCTGACTATTCAAAAATCCACCGCCTCTTCCTGGTCCCTCCACACCAGGACCACCACTAATATCAAAAATAGTTGTTTGTGTTGGACCGCCAAACTGAAATCCTTCATTCTGCGGAGTAACACCCCCAGTAAAAGGACCGTTGTCTCCCCTAACCAATATAATTCTCCAGAACTCAGTAGTGCCTATTCCCGACACACTCCAATCAAGTCTTATATTTTCATTTATTAAACCTTCTCTAAAAAATGGATTCACAGTAAGGCCAACCCTGGCAATTTCTGCTGCTGGTGGCGGCGTTGGCGTTGGTGGTGGCGTTGGTGGTGGTGGTGGTGGTGGTGGAGATACTGTTACAGCACTTGTTGAAATAACATTGCTACCAACTAATTGTGTTCCAGTTGTATTAGAAATTGGTCTAGTTTCTGCGTTCACATTTACACTTTCAATTCTAGCATTTCTTACAGAAATAATATTTTCTTGAACTGTTTCTAAGTGTCCAGCAGAAGTGAAGTTTTCTTCTGCCATAGTGGTAGAAAAATTTTGATTATTGGAAATATCATTAATCAATCTAAATGATTTGATTCCAGTTTCAAATCTTGGGTGTACATTAATATTTGGATTTGGTAAGTAAAAACTACCAATTAATGTTGCAGATAAATCTGAAACAAGTCTCAGATTAGTTATTGTGGCTTGAGCACCACTGGTTCTACCAACAAGTGTTATTCCACTTTCAACCCATCCACTGTAAAGTCCTTGAGATTCATTTGCTAAAGAAAATGTATCTACATTTAAAATATTTGAAGTTGAAGAATATAATGTAGGTAAAATTTGATTATCATATGGATTTTGTGAAAATGTTTTGGTTGCTGAATTGAAAGGACCTTCTTTGTGATTTGATTGTGCAACTCGAAAAGAAATTCCAGGGGAAGATTCATCAAACAAAGCTATACCAATTGAGGTTACTCCTCTTTTACCTATTACAGTTTCTCCAACTTGAAAAACACCAGAAATCATATTGATTTCTAATAATTTTGGAATACAGTATTTTGTAACATCAACACCTTCGAAAAATGCGTATAATCGAGTAGATGGTTTTATTCTTTTTGTGACGAATTGAATATTTCTAGATCTCATGAACGGAATCAAATCTCTACTTACAACACGATCACCATCTGATCTTTGATCAAATTGTGGAGTAATTAAAGTTCTTGATCCTGTTCTTGACGATGTTCCAGTATTAACAACTTCTAAAAAGTTGTCTTGAATTACAGTTGTAGTTGTAGTGGTAACAGAGGTGCCATTATCATTGGTATTGGTAGATGTATTAATTTCTGGTCTATTTTGTGAAGTTTGTACCCTTTCTTGACCTGTCCAGTTATCAACCCAAGAATTCCATGTTGTAGGAGCAAATCCTGTTTGGGGATCTACATTAAAACTTCTTATTGAATCTTCATAATTTCCTTCAGTATTGATAATTTTAGCTGTAATTCTTACATTATCAACCCAAGTATCTGATGCTGGAGTCAATTCTAATACTCCTTTCCAAAAATTAATCAAAAATGGAGTAACACTTTCTGTTCTTGTTCCAAAAGATTGTTTCAACCATTCAGTTTCAGAATAATTTAACGTAATAATATCAGTAGTTTTTCTAACATTAACTCCTTCAATTTGAGTAAATGCTAAATCACCAAGCACAGGAGTATTGTCAACAGGACCAAAAATTAAATCAATTGAATTTGTATAATGTTTTGGTCTCAATTCTTTATTTGAAGCATCAATACTATTTTTTAGTTGTATATTATTTTCTTGAGATAATGTTGAAGTAAAATTATCTACAAAAAATCCAGATTTAAATCGGTTTAATCCAGATCCATCTGCAATAAAGAAATTTTCGGTATTACTTTCTAAAAGAGATAACGCAGTATAATATTCTAAATTTTTAATTCTATTTTCAAGTTGTT